ATAGAGCAGATAAGAAAATCAACGTTTGAAAATGGAGATGACCACGACCACAAGTAAGCGATGCTTTTATATATACTTAAAACAAATATTTAATATATGTTCCAATGCCCGTATTCCAGTTGTGGTGCTTTTTTTGATAGCGACGGCGTTCGTAATAACTTAATGCGTTTTAATCAAGGACAATGTCCAAGATGCGGAAAAGAGATAAGTGTTGAGTTCGGTCTAAGCCAATATAAGAATGCATCTGCACCTGAGGTAATAGAAGAAATCTTGGAAGAAGTTCCAGAATCCGAAATAGTAACTGAAGAAGTAGACTGGGAAGACTGTACAGTGTCCCAATTGAAGGAAGCTCTAAAGGAACGTGGACTCTCCACTGGTGGGAAGAAAGCGGATTTACTGAAGCGCCTGGAATTCTATTATCCAAATGAAGAGGAAGAAGAATGAACGAATACGAAGATGAAAAGGTATTAGAACAGTTAGAGGGAATCCACGAATTGTTGGAAGTCCTCATATCCAGTCTAGATAAAGGTGATTGTTACTCTAAGGACGACGATTACTCTGAGGAGGATTAAATATGGCAGAAAAAGAAAATTTGTTAAAGGAAGAGCACTTTCACGGGAATAACCCTGATATGAAGCTCGATTTTTCAAAACCAGATAGAGCAGAGATAGATGAGATGAATTATAAGAAACCTATCACATCGTATAAGGATATAAGAAATCCTAAAGAAATGCGTTATATGGATGGAACATCAACACCTGATACTCTCAATGTTGACTTTATCGATGATAAAAGCAACTACAAGAGTTCTAACATACAAACAAATTCTGGTTATCAAAACTCTCAAGGCGATGGAACGTAGGTACTATGGCTTATAAGAAGAAACCAGCGAAAAAAACTGCAGCTAAGAGAAAACAGGCTGCTGCCCGAAAAAGAAAGGGCGGTTCTAATGTAGGCAAATACAAAGGAGTGAAAGCCTTTGCTGGTCCTTCAGGAGGAGCCCCTGCTGGTAGTTTTCCAATTAATACTTTAGCGCGTGCTAAATCAGCTTTAAAGCTAGCACATAATGCGCCAAGACCTGCTGGTATCCGAGCAGCGGTATATCGAAAATATCCACAGCTTAGACCTTCTGCCAGAAAGAAAAAGGCTCCCAAGAAGAAGAAATGAAAGAATCAATTGAAGATTATAAGACCCGACTCCGAGAGCGAGTGGGAGAGGGAGAGTACGAACGTCATCGTGAATTAGTAATACTTCTTGCCCGAAATCTTGCACTTGAAGATATTTTATGGGAAGAGATAACAACCCACATTCGAGATATGGAATTAAGGACTGAATTATTAAAACAACGAAATCAAATCGTTAAAGATATTCATACCGAGTTCCGTGCACTTAAGATTGAAGTTCCTACATTAGTCGAGAAAAAGACAGAAACATTTATGGATTTCTTAGGAGGTTTGGATGAAACAAGTAAAGAACGAGACAAAGAATCTGAAGACAGTACTGACGGGGCGTAACGCTTTCGATTCCAGGCAGCTCGAAAAATTCTTTGATAGGGTGAGATGCGATGAAAAGAAAATGGAAAAACTTGTCGAAGCGTTCTGTGAAACCTATCTGGTTGACAACCATAAAAGGCCGCTTCGTCTTCGCCCCCTTCAGCTAGAAATCATTACTAAATCTTTAACTTATCCAGAAGGAGACCCTTCCCTTCAAAGAAAGATGGCAATCTTGGCGCCGCGTGGCAGTGGAAAATCGTGGGCTCTGTCGGTAGCTGTTGTCGTCTATATGTTTTTTAAACGATTCCGCGATATGGTATTTGTTATTGCACCCACAGAAGATCAAGCAGCTCTTATCTTTAACTATGTATTAAGACATTTCCAAGATAATTCCTTTCTTAGTTCTTTAGTGCAAAACTATAAGTTGCATAATAAGCCGCACATTAAGTTAAAGGGCGGTACTATGCTTAGGCGCTCCCCGATTGCACCTACGAATCAAGGACAGGCAATACGCGGGCAGCACCCGACTTTTCTAATTGTGGATGAGAGTCCACTCATCGCGGACAGTTTGTTTGTGGACAATGTTGAGCCTTGTATTATAGCGAATAAAGCCCCCTTTATAAACCTGGGAACTCCCAAGAGTAAGGAGAACCATATGCACCGCTATTTATACGACGAAAATTATGCTGACTCTTTCACACGCTTACATTACACTTGGAAAGATGCGGTTATAAAAGGAGATGCATATAGTCCACCATATGATGAGGAAGAGATGCTTACTAAAATGCTGGAGTGGGGCCAAGACTCTTTATACTGGCGGACGGAATATGAATGTGAATTCGTAGAGAGCGTTTCTAATGTTTTTACTACTGAGCAGATTAGAGGTTGTTTCGACGATTATGAACTCACAACCCCCGAAACCATTGCGGCAGGAGGAGAAGTGGGCACTAATAATTGTGTCGCTATTGACATTGGTAAATCTGTTAATAGCACTGTTATCAGTGTATGGCGTACCGAAAAATCTGACATCGGGAATATTACACGACTTATATATCTGGAAGAAATTAGTCCTAAATCCGGTGGTCACGACATACCATACCAGCGCCGACGCATTATGGAAGTGGCGAAAATCTTTAATGCTCTTCGCGTTATCTTGGATGCTACGGGGATTGGTGGGGCGTTTGAGACAGAAATAAGAGCAGAGTGCGTTCCTCTTTCTATTCATTTTTTACCTTTCATTTTTACAGGAGGGCCTAAAGGAAGTAAAACAATAATATATCGAGATATGGTATCCTTCGTGCAGAAGGGGGCGGTGAGAGTTCCCAATCCTGATGGCTTATCACCAGAACAAGCTAAGTTAGTGTGGAAGTGGTATAGAGAACATATCGACATAGAATATGTAATGGATGCAGCAAACAAGACAGAAAAGATTGCAGCTCCTACCGGAAAACACGATGACTATTGCGATAGCTCTGCTATGGGTATCCACGCTTCTCTATCAATGTTACCCGGAGAATCTTCTTTTACTTCTATTACTCTGAATAAGGGAAGTCCACGCCGTTTTGGTACTGCAGCTAGTAATTTCGCTACTACAAGAATGGGCGCTAAAACAATGAAAAGCGGAAAAAATTTACCCAGAGGTATATAGCGCAATCTTTAAATATTAATTTATCAAGTTTAAATATAGGTAGTAATGGCTCTAAAAGATTATTGGCCCTTTAAAAGGCGAGAATTTGCCCAGACGGGGAGTAATCCTCCTTATACGAAGGATGACCCTCGTAGTTTTGGGGAAGGTGTAATAAGAAGAATTAAATTGAATAAGAGTAGGTTTGGAAGAGACTTCGAACCCCAGATTGGGGATAATCGTCGGTATATGAATATTTACTTATCAGACCCATTAATACGAACTCTTATTGACTTACCTTGTATTTATGCAGTAAAAGATGGTTATGATATTGTAACTGATAACGAGGAAGAAAGAGAACGCATTACTAAACTTTTTAATGATATTAATGTAGAACTCACAATTTATAGCTGGTTACGCAATGCTCGTATCTTTGGGACTGGATATCTGGAGTGGACCGATGATAATCTAGTTTTACGGTCATCTCAGAATATGTATGTCCAGCGAGATGAGAACGGTCAAATTATGTATTATTATCAGGATGTGGGCAATGATAATGAAAATGTTAGATTTGAAGAAGAAGAGATTATAGAACTAAAGAATAACCCTTTTGATGATTATGCCTATGGTCTATCAGATATTCATACTGTACAATACTTAGTTGATTTAAAAGATTATGCAGAACGTGATGTAGGTGCTGCACTTAACAAATATGCTAATAGTCGTTATGATGTAAGCTGTGGCTTACCTGATATGCCTTACGGTCCAGATAAAATAAATGAGATTGTTAGTGCTTTTAATGGTTTGGAACCTGGAGAAGATATAATCCACGGCAATGACATTGAGATTAAAGAAATGACAGGAACGAGGCGAGCCTTTGAATATGGGAAATACATTGATGATATTTCTATGAAAATTCATATGGCCCTTAAGGTACCAGTTACTATGTGGTCTAACCCTGCTGAAGCTAGACCAATTTTTGAACCCTTTGTAAAATATTTACAAAAGGCCGTTGAAGCTTCTTTCAATTCGCAGTTGATGCCACAATTAGGTGAAGATGTTCGTTTCGCATTCCGTCAAATGAATGTGGAAGATGCTTTCACTAAAGCAAAAACTGATATGATTTACTTGGCTGAAGGTGTGCTAGCACCTGAAGAAGTAAGGGAAGAGCGTGGTCTCGACCCACAGGGAGTTGTAGAAATGCAAGTTACTGAAAAAGAGGTAAATATATCAGGTGGTAAAGACGAGGATAAGAAGGAAGAAACAAGGCGCACCGAAAACAGGGGAGGCACAACAAAGAAGGGCGATGTTCGAAAGACAGCTCGTAAAGCATATGAACCTAGCGCCAATGCCACAGGGAGGCGTAAAAATGAGTAACTACGAAAAATGTTTAATTGATGTAGGACCCCGCTTAAAGAAACGGGGTTTTGAAAAACACGAAGAAATGAGCCAGAATATCTGCCAGATGCGTTTTGCGGATGACGATGAGACACCTCATCAATTCAGTCAATATAACGAAAACGATGTACGCAGAAACTTTGCGCTTAATTTTGAATTAGAAACTATTACTGATACTTTTCCTGAGAATTTCGACGACAGTTTAGAAGTGTGGGAGTTCCCTGTACTTGCTATTACTTCAGGACTGCACGAATATATTGAAGATGGTAAAGAACAAAAGGTTTATATAGAATCTAACATACTTAAAGATACTGTAGAAGCTTTTAATGACCTACCAATCTACGTTAATCATCAGCGAACACCTGATGATTTGATCGGGAAAGCAATAAACCCCGAGATAAAAGAAATGGATGATGGGAAGATTGCCATCAAAATGTTGGCTCAACTTGCCAAGAATGAAAAAGCCTATGAAACAATGCAGAAGATGAAGGATGGGGATGTCACGAATGTCAGTATCGATTGGTTTTCCAAAGATATTGATGTAATGGGTGACACCTATGCTACTAACATCCGCCCAGTGGAAGTGTCATTTATTGACAACAAACTGGCTAAGGCGGTCTGCGACGAATGCACGATTGATATGAAATGTGATGTACACGAGGGAGGGGTGAAAGAGGAATCGTGTTGCGATTCTTGTTCACACGGAGACTCGTGTGAATGTGAGATTAATGAAACGGTACAACAAAAAGAGGTTGAAACTATGACAGAAAACGACTCTAAAACCGAAGCTGAGGTAATTACGGAACGAGAGTTTGCTTCCCTGCGCGGACAGCTGGAGAATCTCCAAGCTGCTCACTCAGAGTTGCAGAAGCAGTATGACAGCGCTACAGCAGCAATTACTACCTTTGAGAAAGCTGAAGCGGAGAGAGCAGAGGCGGAAGCCAAAGCTCGGAAGGCAGATGTCGTGAATACGATTATCGACAAAGAACTGCTTCTCAAGACCCTTGAGGAAGATAGTCGCGAAGCCCGCCTTGCGGAACTCGCTGCTTGGGAAGAAAACAAACTCGTTGGATTTAGCGAAGCAATCGGCAGTATACCTGTACCGGAAGACACAGAACGGTCATTCGGAAAAGGTGTAGCGCACGAAGATAGTGAGGCTCCTGTTAACGCAGAGGCTGAAGTAGAGCGAATGTTCGCTCTCAACAAAGGAGGGAAAATAACCCTCAATAAAAATTGGAAAAAAGCTTAAAAGGTGATTAAATATGGCAACAGAAATATTAGTAAATGATGGCGGAGCACCCGCCCGTATCCTACCTTTCACAGCAGGTTCAACAATTGCAGCAGGGGAGCCAGTTATTATGGCAACAACTGATGGTGAAGTCGATTCCGTAGCAACCGCAGCAAGTGGCACTATGGCTCTCGGTGTAGCCTTAACGGCTGCTACTTCAGGCAATATGTGCAATGTAATTTCCGGTCGTGGTGTGATACTTAACGCTAGCGTTAGTGGAACAGTAGTGACTGGTGCACAACTTGAGATGTCAGGATTAGGAGACTTCCAACCGTGGACTCTACACGACGCAGGTCAAGGCAGACCAACGGCGTTAGCTTTAGAAGCTGGCACTGGCGATCCAAGATTAGCAAAGGTACTTTTACTTTGAGGTGATGAAATATGGCAATAACAGGAGTAACAGAACAGCCCGGTCTTTTAACGACGGTCAATGAGGGTACTTATAATGCAACTGGCGGTACGGGAGAACGCGTACTCGTCGATTATAAAGATGCACTTATTGATTATAAAGTGACAGATCTAGCGGCTCTTCAGATGTTCACAGAACCTATGCAGACCGATACTGGTGGAGATATAGATATTACATTTGCTCTCCCAAGTATGGCGATGGAACAGATCGACGAGGGAAGTACACCCAAATATCAGCACACCAAGATGCGCTCCGAGCGTGTTAGTGTTAATGAGTGGGGTCTCGCAGTCGGTGTAACCCGTAGGATGATAGAAGACTCTCGATTTAATGAAGTCGAGATGGCCCTTAATGAGGCACGCAGAAGTGTAGACAGACATTTGACCAACCACGTAGTAAATGCGTTGTTTGGTCTTACGAATGCAACACTAGGAACTGGTATCAGTGGTACGACAAGTATTACTGCAACAACTGGTGAAGGACCCGGAACTGGTACTATTACCGACTTTTCCGCTAATATATATGGCGGATTTATAGGAAGTGGTGGTAATGTTGGTACGGGCCGTCTATATGCATATGCAAACCAAGACGATGCTGTATTGGAAGCGTCCCATTATGTGGCCGCAGCTAGTACTTCAGGAATTGTTTCGCTTTCGGATATTACGAATGCGATTGAACTGATTGGAGCACACGGCTACAACGCAACTACTATTGTGATTTCCCCTGCCCACTACAAGTCTTTATTAGATTTGGCAGATTTTACGGCAGCGGTTTCCGCAGTAACTGGTGGACAACACGTAGTTGAAGAGACTGACCCTTTCAGGACCACAATGGGTACTGGATTTGTTGGTAGTTTGTTTGGACTAAAAATCTTCACGAATGCGTGGATACCCGAAACTAGGTTCGGTATCTTCGATACGGCTGTGAAGCCAATGGCCTATGTGGAAAGGCGCCCTCTGACTGTAGAGGAAGCGAATCCCGGATTTGGTATCGTTGGTTCTTATCTATCGATGAGATACGGCTTGAAGGTTATCCGCCCCGAAGTTGGCGTAGTCGTTATCAATTTGTAGATTGATTGCAAAGTAGTTTAAGGGGGTTCTACCCAAAAACCCCCGAGTGCAAGTGTGAGCGTAAGCTCTGCACGGGAATTTTTATGCCTCTAAGTAAAAGAATGATGGGGTACAGCAAAAAATCTGTACAACAAGCAACGGCGTTAGGAAATTTAAAGGATGTTTCTATTTCTTCCGTATCGGATAATGAAGTTATAACATATGATTCTGGAACCGGAAAGTGGACAAACACACCAGAAGCGGGCGGAGGCGGCCCCGGCGGAAGCACCACCTATATGCAATATAATAATGCTGGTTCTTTTGGCGGTATCAGTACTTTTACTTTTGATGGTTCAAACATAAATTTAACGGGCGGGAATTTTAATATAGTTCCTGCGGTAGGTACATCGACACTTAACATCACAGGTTCTCTAGAAGTTAGTGGAACTGGTGGCGACGATATAATATTCAGGAATGATGACGACACAAATCCTAAAACGGTCTTCATTAAAAACATTCTTGATAATGCTTCTATTAAGTTTGAACCTTCAGGAGGAGGTGCCTCGACTTATGTTACAACCAGTGGCAATTTCTGGG